GCCTGCATCGCCGACCTGGGCCTGCATCGCCGACCTGGGCCTGCATCGCCGACCTGGGCCGTGCACAATAAGCAAAAAGAAACGCCCGGTATTATCCAGACGCTGGATTTTATTCATTGCGTGCAATTGCGACAAAGGCCCGCCGGTATTCGCACGCCATCCGGTAGGAATCACACCGGATTTTATCTATCAACCGTCCAGCACTATCAACCAGGCGCACGGCGTACCATCCGGCGCATTTTTCAAACGTCACATAGGCGCCGGTTTTTGATGTCGTAATTTTCATTTTGAATTGCTCCTCTATTTAATGATCAAATTGCGGGCAATAGTCGTTTCACAGACATCATAGTCAGTTATACGCCCGCCTAAAAATTCATGAGTAGAATGATAATATTCTTTAACGATCGCGCCCGTGCTATCTGTGACGGTTAGCTGTTCGCTAACTGTGCAAACGCGCGTGACCTTGCCATTGCGACCCGTGTATTGCGTGCCTATTGGGAAACGATGCATTATCTAACTCCTTCAATTATGATCCGGCGCCATGCGTGCGCCGTCATTTTGCTGCGCAATGTGTAGCACTCTGACAATGACGCCGGCGCAAAACCTGAAGCATGCCGCACGCCGGTGCGCTCATTAATGCAGATAATTTTATACATGATTAAAGCCCGCAATTTTTGGCATGGCACGACCGGTCAAACTGATAAATCCGGCATGCACCGCGTAAAATTCTTGCTTTTGATAGTCATAAATCTGTACTTCATCGGGGTGCAGATGGCCGCGCACTGGTCGGTTATTTTTATATTCAATCCAGTACGTACAAAATTTGCTGGGCGCGCCGTATGATAAATGCGGCATGTTATTGCCCTTGTCGGTGCAACGATAAAAATTGTTTTTCATTTTAATAACTCCTTTGTTGTGGTTTAAAATTGCCCATCATGCCGGCGATTGTCGTAAAATTGTCAATTACGCCTTCATCATAAAAATTATCACCGGATGCATACCAGGCGCGCGCCTTTTCTTTTGCTGCATCGGATAATTCGGAATATTTATAGACAGCTAGTTGCACGTTTTTCATTTTATTCACTCCTCGGTTAGATGTTAGTAACAGAACATTCGTACTGCCGGGCGATCCGCTCAGCAGTTGCATAACTACCACACCAGTTGCTTAGTATTTCGCTGCCGTCGGTGCGATATACCCGTACCGTGTAGGTATCGGTTGAAGCGTGTCGCTGAATAGTGGCATTCATTTTAATTACTCCTCAATTGTAGGCAGTTCGCGCCCGTTCGCAATATCGCGCATATATTCCTGATCCTCTTCGCACATGTCAGAATACTGCTCGGTCAATTCATTCCAGAAGCCCTCGCGCCCATCATACGGCGTAGTATAAAATGATTCGAGAGCGTCATCATTCCGCATTGCGCACTGATAGTCAGAATTGATAAGAAATACATTGCCCGAAGTACGGTTGAATGCGAATTTGACGCCGTCATCAGAAAAATCGTCAGGTAGTCCGGCCGCGTCCCATGCATTCAGGATTTTCCGCGCTTCGTTACGTTCACGCGCGCCGGCCATTATCTCGGCGAATTCTTCTGTGTATATATCGTTTTCCATTTTAATTACTCCTTTAATTAGTTAGTTGCTGATAATTGCAAAGCCAGGCGATACAATGCCAGGCATCCGTTGTTTGCAGCATAGCGCCGTGCTGCATCCGGTCCGCATGTGCGCTTTAATTCGACGGCCCGCAATGCTATTTTCGTTCTGTTTGTCATGATTATGATCCCAGCAAAACAGCTTCAACCGCATACCATGCGCCCTTTTGAGCCAGCGCCATTGCATCGTACTCATTGAACGCTGAAACAATTACGCGTTTGCATTTTCCTGCATCATTTTCGAGAGTAACTTTATAATTTTTCATTTTAATTCTCCTTGGTTATTTGCTTCAGTGAGTACATTATAACTGTTATATTTATTATTGCAAGCGTTTTATTTAAATTTTTCCATTATTTATTAAATATTTTAATCGAGCATTCAAGTTACTGGGTGCGCATCTTGACGATCGAGCCGCTTCTGATTGCGAGCAGCCTGGGTGTGCGATGTAATAATCAACTGCCCGCTGCAACTTTGAGCCAATGGCGGGCGCGTTCGGATCAATCGGGCAGGGTTGCACATATTCGGGCAATCGGAGCACGTAACCAACCTGCATGCCCTCGATCATGAGCCAGTCATGCAGTATTAAACCGTCCGCTGTTATATAGTCATAAGCGCGCGCCGTTACTTCATAATTGCCCGCCGTAGGCAGTCTATAATTTCCGGCCCCCTGTATAGTCTTATTATATCCCAGTTTATCAATGCTCGATAAATCGCTGAATGGCGTTATGCGGATTAATTCGACGGTAATTTGTGACATTTTATATTTCCTTATAAATTATGAAGCGTGATTTAAAATTATGAAGCGTGATTTAAAATTATGAAGCGTGATTTAAAATTATGAAGCGTGATTTAAAATTATGAAGCGTGATTTAAAATTATGAAGCGCGATTTAATGTGTAGTATTGCAAATTATAACCTATTGTTTTTATTAAACATTTTATAGCATACTACGAACTACTACAATCGTTACTACATCATAACCTACTGTTTTTAATCGTTTAATACACTTTTTTCAATTACTACACTTTTTTTGAATACTCCCTTATTTATCTTCCTCATAAATAATAGATATATAGTACTGTGTTATGTCTTTATTATATATAATTTATTCTTTACAGTATAGTAATTTATTGTAGTATTGTATCTTACTATAAAAATAATCAATTAAATCAGTCATTTAGCTAACAACTATTTTTCTACACTGTTATTTATTTCTGTAGTATTGCCCGTTCGCGGCATAATTGAGCATCTCAACAATTCCGGCAGCTCATCATGGCAGTGCTAGACTTAATCCCTTTCGAAGATATTCTCCACAAGATTGAAAATGGCTATTCAATCAGACAGTTAGCCGCGGAGTATGGCGTATCAAAAGATGTGATTGATCGATATTTGCACGCTGACAGCGAACGCGACAATCGCGTGAAATTGATCAGGGAAACGCTGGCGGATAAGTACATAGAAAATGCAGAAACTGTTTTGCAATCAGCGCTTTACAAGAGCGGGGAAATTGACGCAACTGCTGCCAAGAATCTGGCGATGCACTGGGAAAAAAGGGCTGGCTGGATAGATGATCGATACAAGCCGCTAGATAAAGGCGGTTCGTCCGCTGCCGTTAACGTACAAATCAATAACGGGCCGCTTGCCCTGCCCGATAGCGCAAGGGATGATCCAATTGCTGCCAGTAAGGCATACAGCCGGTTGATTGAGGGCTAGCACAGCCTCGCATCATCCTGGCAGCACAGCCTCGCATCATCCTGGCAGCACAGCCTCGCATCATCCTGGCAGCACAGCCTCGCATCATCCAGGCATCATCCAGGCAGCATCCAGGCAGCATCCAGGCATCATCCAGGCAGCATCCAGGCAGCATCCAGGCATCATCCAGGCATCATCCAGGCAGCATCCAGGCAGCATCCAGGCAGCATCCAGGCAGCATCCAGGCAGCATCCAGGCAGCATCCAGGCAGCATCCAGGCAGCATCCTGTTAACTAGACGTCTGGCTACTCAATAGGATGCACCAACCTCGCAAAATTCCCCTTTAAAATCAAACACTTACTCTCAGCCTAGGAAAATCCCTACCACAGCCTAGGGCGATTCCTACCACAGCCTAGGGCAATCCCTACCTGGGGGTAGGCCCCCTAAGTCGCTCCCCCCACCATTCGTAGATTTTTTACAATTTCGTCAGATTACCTAATGACGGTTATGTCACACCTGTAAAATTTTTTTATAATTTTTTATAAACTGGCTTGACATAACCGTCAGTAGTGGTAAGATGCGTTAACACGGAGGAGTTGAAATGATTGTGATGTATTTACGAGTTTCAACGCGGGAGCAGGGCGACAGCGGCTTGGGTATTGAGGCGCAGCGCACCGCGTGTGAGGCATTTGCTGCTGCGGAGGGATTGACAATAACGAAAGTATTTACCGAAGTGGTCAGCGGCGGCGCATCGTTACGTGCTCGCCCACAGCTTCAAGCCGCTATCGCGAGTGGAATGCCCGTTCTGGTCGCCAAACTGGATCGTCTGAGCCGTGACGTGCATTTCATTAGCGGATTGATGGCAACAGGCTCACCGTTCATCGTTGCGGCACTCGGCATTGATGTTGACCCGTTCCTGCTGCATCTGTACGCATCATTGGCTGAGAAGGAACGCAGGATGATCAGTGAGCGTACCAAAGCAGCACTTGATGCGAAGCGCAAACGCGAACCTGACTGGAAACCTGGTATTGCAAACACGCCAGAAGGCCGCTTAAATCAATTGGCAGGCCGCTCGGTAGGGGGTAGTCGCCCGCGTACCCCAACGGTCGATTTTAGGGCTACTCACGGCGGCTTGGTGGGCATGCTGCTGGCACAGGGTGATAGCCTGAAGGCGGTCGCGGACAAAATGAATCAGTTGGGGCATGCGGCACCGCGTGGCGGTAAGTGGTGGGCAAGTACGGTGGCTGGAGTAGCGGGAGTGACACAGTGAGCAATTTTAAGTGAATAGTAGGCTCATAAATGAAACAATATCTCAATTTATCGGTTGCGCCTTCGGGGCTATGGTTTGCTGGACATCGTGGTCGCTTGACGGTATTGAGCCGGCGGATATTGTGCTGCATAATTACGTGAGTCATCCTGCTATTTTGGCACCGATGGCGTTGTAAATTTAACGGTGGTACACCCTCCTATGAACTGATGCGCCGACAGCATCAAAACGTAAGCGTCATAGTGCCTGTTGTCCCACCCGTACCGATTTCATATGGGGCAACGCATGGTCAAATCGATGTGTACATAATTATAGATTCGATAACTGTGATAAGTCGCCAATTTTAACGTAACTGGAGTAGATATTATGAAATTACAGGAGATCGGGGAAGGCGATTCATGGCAATATGTGCGGCATTTCTCATGGGGACTGCCTAAAATTGAATCTCTGCAAATAACGCGCGTCACCGCAAAGCAAATTCACACTAAATGTGCCCGCAAGTTTAATCGTGACACCGGCAGGGAAATCGGCGGATATGGTGATATTCCAAAACCAGCTACGCTCGAACAAATTGCCGAAGTTAACTACAAGCGGCAAGTGGCGGAATTAGCGCATAAGTTCAAATCGTTCCATTTTGGCACGTTGACCCTTGATCAATTGGTCGCCATTGATGAAATTTTAGACACAACTGGAGATGCAAAAATGGATGAATACAGCAAAATGGTTGCCGCACTTGTCAAGCCTGGGCAAGATGTTATTGACTCACTCACGCCAGAAAAGGCAGATTTGTTGCACATGGCCGTCGGCGTGAGTGGTGAAATTGCCGAATTGTGCGACGCGTGTAGCACTGAAAACGCGATCGAAGAAATCGGTGACGCGGGATTTTATATTGAACGTATTTACCAGTTAACCGGTGCGCAGCGCGGCATCATAGTCACTGAGAAGTTGATGGTAGTTGTCGCCGGCGACTTGCTTGATCATGTGAAGAAGCACGTAATTTATGGCAAGGAGTTGGACGTGTTTGCTATAGGCATGTCACTTGGCCATTTGCAATATCATCTTGCCGCGGCATGTGATGAAATGGACGTAACCGTCGAATCGGTCAAAGCGGCAAATATGGCCAAATTGCAGGTGCGGTACGGTAAAAAATACAACAACGAAGCGGCCATCGCCCGTGCGGACAAGAGATAGCCTAGGCGACATATTGCAAGAAATGCACGAGCTTGCAAATAAGCCCGCGATTGACTTGCGAATGCCAAAGAAGCGGCGTTGCTATTATGGCAATCACGCCGCGCCGCAATCGGGTGGCGTGATCATCGCGGGCAAATGGTGCTGTGAAAAATGTAAGGAGATAATGAAATGAGCCTCAAAATATCGCAATTGTTACAAATTCAAGACGTTCTGACAAAATTGTCGAACACGCCCATGCCTGCAAAATTGGCATATGGTACGAGCCGCATATTGAAGCAAATTGCCCGTGTCGTATATGCGGCATCGCAATCGCACATGGCGCTGTATAAATCGCTGGGTGTGCTGGACGAAGCGTCACAAATGATGAATATTCCCGACGACAAGTTGGAAGAATTCAAGGTCGGCAACGATGCGATCTTGAACACCGACGTTCCGCTGGAATTGTACGGTCTGAGCATTGAGTCATTCGGTGATGTTGCGGTGACGCCGGCAATGATGTTGGCGCTGGAACCCGTGCTGCGTGCCCCGCATGAGCAATAAATTTGACTTCCTCAATCCTGACTATCACGCGATTTTTGCGAAGCGGCTTGAACGACTGAATCTGCTTCGCAGCGATCCGATATTGCTACAGGATGTGCGTGCACACTACAAGGAGAATCCTGCCGACTTCATCAATGATTGGGGCACCACGTCCGATCCGCGCCTGGTGAGCCGTGGGCTGCCCGCCGTGGTGCCGTTCCTATTGTTTGACCGACAGCGCGAGATGATTGAGTACATCACGCGCAAGTGGAAAGCGGGTGAGGCCGGGTTGATTGAAAAATCTCGTGACGTTGGTGCGTCATGGCTCACTATGGCATACGCTTGCACGGTATGCTTGCACAATACGGGGGTGGTGATCGGCTTCGGGTCACGCAAGGAAGAATATGTTGATTTGAAAGGTTCACCAAAATCACTATTCTGGAAGGGGCGTGAATTTATAAAACGCTTACCGCGCGAATTTCGTGGAACGTGGACGGAAGCCGACGCACCATTTTTGCGAATTGGCTTCCCCGACACGGAATCATTTATTGCGGGTGAAGCTGGCGACGGCATCGGGCGCGGCGATCGCTGTAGCCTGTATTTCGTCGATGAAGCGGCTCATCTGGAACGACCCGAGTTGGTTGATTACTCATTATCTGCCACGACCGATTGCCGGATTGATATGTCATCCGTTAACGGAATGCGAAATCCATTTGCTGAAAAACGCCACAGTGGGCGAATTGAAGTTTTCGTTTTTCACTGGAGGTCCGATCCGAGAAAGGACGATGCGTGGTACGCAAAAAAGTGTCTGGAACTGCCACCAGTTGTTGTCGCGCAGGAACTTGATCTTGACTACAGCGCCAGCGTAGAAGGCGTACTCATACCGTCCGAATGGGCGCGCGCGTGCATTGATTCGCATGTGCGATTGAAGATCACGCCTACGGGGGCAAAAGTGGCCGCGCTGGACGTTGCCGATGCGGGTATCGACAGCAACGCATTATGCGGCACACATGGCATACTGGTTGAAACGCTCGAACAATGGTCCGGCAAAGGTGCGGATATTTTCGCCACCACACAAAAAGCATTTGCAATATGTGATAAAAAAGGCTATCCGGGATTCACATACGATGGCGATGGCCTGGGCGCCGGGGTGCGTGGCGATTCTCGGGTGATCAATGAAGGTCGGTCGGTCAAATTGCACATCAAGGCATTCCGTGGATCGGCCAGTGTGGACTATCCAAACAATGAGGATATTCGCGGATTGAAAAATATTGACGCTTTCGCCAATAAAAAAGCGCAAGGCGCGTGGGCGCTGCGGGCACGGGTGGAACGCACGTATCGCTGGGTGGTCGAAGGTAAAGAATGCGATCCGGATGAAATTTTATCCATTTCAAGCAGTTTGAAAAATTATCGCGACCTGATCAACGAAATGTCGCAGCCCACGTACAAGACGAACGGCGTGGGTAAAATCGTCATTGACAAAGCACCCGATGGCCAGAAAAGCCCGAATCTATTTGATGCATTGATGATTCGTTTCGGTTCAGCCACGCATCGTCCGATGATAATAACGGGCGGGGCATTAAATAGATTTAAAAATCGTTGACAACGTGTGGTAGGCGTATTATAGTGACGCTGTGGTCAATAACTAACCGGAGGTGTCGAAATGGCCGTGCCAACACAAAGCGAAATTGAGGATGTTCTTGACTGGTGCGCGGATGCAGAAAAATTCACGCTCGGGACACATTTCGACGGGGAGACATACGAGCACGGTGTCAGTGCGACAATACTGTGGATGCAAGGTCGCAGTCAATCATCAATCACAAAGGAGGCACCATGAATAAGTTCATCACCGTACCAGAAGTAACTCTGCCAAACGGCACTGTAGTTCCATCGTTTCAGGTAGGCCAATACGCTTGCAGCAAAAGCGAGGATGGCCTTGCAGCAGTCACCGCCGAAGGCGCGCCATGGGTACGCATCAACTTCGAGGAAGCCAAGGCGGCGTGCGCAGCGGCCGGCTTTGCGCTAATCACTGAATTGCAGTGGCTGGCCATCGCGCACGATGTAGTCAATCAGGATTGCAATTGGACTGGCGGGAAGGTCGGTGAAGGCGAACTGTTCCAGGGATTACGCGATGACACCGTGAATGAAGCTCAGCCAGGTGATTATGTTCCCGCCGACTCATCCGAGCAGCGCTGGCTCACCCTAAGCAACGGAGAACGCATCTGCGACATGAACGGCAACGTCTATCAGTGGATATTCGACAACGTACAGGGCGACGAAAACGGCATCATCGAAAGTGAATTTTCCGAAG